CTAATTTTTGATGAGCCTTATTTCCCCGGCCAATACTCTTGCGGTTTTGAAAATGAACAACTGATCGTGGATCATAAGTGTTACGTCCGTTACCGGCAAAGCGGCAACGGTAATCGTTCCAGACGCGGCTACGCCGACCGTCCGGTAAGACGAATCTCTGACAATATCCAGAACTAGGTCGATCAGTTGTCCAAAATTCTCACCAGACATGGTCTACTCTGCGCCGACCAGGTCTTCAACTTCCAAAAGCAAATTGGCAAAGGATTTACGTTTGTCCAGGTCCACACCAAACTTCTTCTTGGCGTAGGCCTCCAGTTCGTCCTTGTCCATGTCGGCAAAGTCTTTTTCCATGGCATTGATTTCGACCATGTTAATTGCCCTGGCAATCTCAACGTCTTGGATCGGCGGGGCCACGGTCGGCACAACCACCTTCTCTTCGACAATTTCTGCAACGGCCGGAGCCACAAACTGCGGAAGCGTGTCACCTCTGGCACCCAGGATTTCAAACATTCGCGGGTTGGCGGTCTTCAGTTTATCGGCGTCAGTGTTTTCCACCCAGGCATCATGGGCGAAGGTATATTCGTGCATCAGCCAGTTCTGTCCGATAACCAACCGGGGTTTCTTCCCCTTGTATCTCATTAGAATCATAATGTAATCCTTTCAGAACCAGGGCCGGGCATCACATATTGTCCCGGCCCTGGTGGTCAGGGGGTGAGTGATTTAAGTTTCGTCGGACAAGGTGCCGAGCATCTTGTAGTTGGCATCCAGCTTGAGAGTAGCACCGGCGGCCAAGGCACTCTTGAGGGTGATATCAATGGTGTCATTGGTGGTGTATTTGCGATACATCCCGGCATAATCACCGTCTTCCACCCAATTAAAGATGAACCCATCGCCGGTACCGGTCGTAAACCCATCAATGAAATGATCGGGATTGTCTCCGTCGCCAACATCGATTTCAGTGCTGGCGGCCGCGCCCGCAACGGTTCCCTTGATGTCCAGGATCATGGCATTCTTCGGGACGGGAACCATCTGGATAACATCCCCGACCAGTAGCGCCTCGGTAGCGGTGTAGACTCCAAGCCGGTTCAGCACGTTGCCAGCCATGGCCATATCGGGACAAAGCCCGGAAAGAGCGGCCGCACTTTTGTAAATGGTCATATCGTTATTCCTCCCCCCAACTTAGTTGTTGGGATCCTTGCAGTAGGCGTCAACGGCGAAGACGGAAAAGTCCATGCCGCCGAAACGGGTTTTTTTGACACCGTAGATCGTGCCGGAAGTAATGGCCAATGCCTGCCCTCTATCGTCAGTCTCTTCATTCCAATCGTAACGACCAGCGCCGTTGGTCCCACCCCAGGCAATCATAGCCGCCTGAGCGCCCAGGAATAGCGAACGGCCCGCAGTCATACCAGTGGCACAGCCGGTGGTGTCATCGAAACGGATAACATTCCGGTGCTTGTGCAGGATCACGCCGCCGTATTCACCAAGGGAGTTCTTGTAAATGATGGATTTTTGGCCGTCGGTGGCCTTGTGAACATCCATCCAGTCGTTGGTGGAAATGGACCGGCGCAGGTCGTAGGCTTGCCAGGTGTGCATAAGCAACACATGCTTGGACTCACCGTCAATGTCGAACGGCTGAATCATAGGGTCAGTCGTCTCGGCCGCGGAAGTGAGCCGCTCAACAATGTCCAGGGACATCTTGTCATTGGAATCAATGTCGCTCAGTCCGGAAGCGCCGCCGGCATAAATGACATGCGCGGAATCCGGCGCTTCCAGGGGGTTCCCTGCACGGCCGGTCCAACTAACGGGAACATGAAAGTTGGTCGCAATGCCCCGGGCGCCGGACAGATACGCAAAAAGCATCTGGTCGTAGTCTTCAGCCCACCAAACAGACAAACTGTCCCGACCCTTCTTGCGAAGGTCGTAGGGAACCCGCTGCTGGGTCATTTTGCCTTTGGTTTTGGTCCCTTTCCTGCGTTGGTCAATCAGCAGGGTATCGTAGAAGAAATCAAGGCTTTCCTCTGCGGAAGTCCCCTCGATTACATTCTCGCCCTCGACACCGTCTTCGGACAGCTTCATGGACAGGGCGAACCGGATACTATCGCCACGGCCCTTGTTGAGTTCCGTCTTGATCTTGATCATGGAGGTATCGCCGGCGCCCATGAATTTACGGAAATATTGCCTAACCTCTGCCTCAACCGCCAGGCTGGTAGACCAGCGTTTGACGGTTAGGCCGTGATTTACTCCAAACTCGGTAGCTCCCATTTTATCCTCCCGACCCCATTACAGGACGGGCTTATCCGCCAAGATTCTTCCGGCGTTGGGCCGGTGTCATGTTGGCGTAGCTTTTCTCGGAAAATTCAGCCGGCCCCGGATCTTCACCTTTGCCGCCCGCATCTCCCAAGGCTCGATAGCCCCCAGTGGGGTCGCCTTTAATTTTTGCGAGAAGTTCTTTTGTGATTGTTGTGCGGAGGTCTGCTTCAACCTCTGCGCGGACTTTTGCCGGATCAGCCGCGTTGACAGCCTGTTGAAACTTGTAAACAAGCTCCACCAGGGAAGCGGCCCCATCGCCTAACGATTGCTCTTTACCGGCCACGATGATCTTTGTACGCGGATCAGCCAGGGGACCAAGCAAGTCACGGTTAAACCCCTGTTCAATGGCAAACTCGGTTAGTTGGTTGCCCAGGTCACTTCCCTCTTCATACAGGCCCGGAATGGCCTTCTGAACGCGGTCATAACTGGACTGAAGCAAGGCTTTCTCATTGTCCGCCCGATTCTTAATGGCAGCGACTTGCTCTTTGTATTCAAGTAAGTCTTGCTGATACTCAATGGCCTTGACCGCGTCTTCTTCCAGCAATTCCTTAAACTCTTCTTTGGTCAGCACCTTGAAGTCGGACAATGCTTCCGCCGGGGCTTCCGCCTCGGTTTCATTCGGCTTGGTTGCCTTGGCCGCATTGAACTCCGCTCTAAGGTTCGCCAATTCCTTTGCCAATGCCTGTCGCTTTTCCCGTTCCTCTTTCAAGGCCTGGTGAGGGACAGTCCCGGCCGGTGGCTTCTTGTCTTCTTTTGCCGGCGGCGTTTCTTCGGTTGCTGTTTCTTCCGCAGTCTCTTCGTCGTCGTGGTCTTCGGTGGCATCAAAGTCTTCAGCCTCAGACGTATCGCCCTCATTGGCCGCTTCCTCTTCGCCTAAATCCTCACCCCTTAGTTCCGCCTCGGAGATAGCCTCATCAACGAACAAGGGTTCCATGCGATTACCATCACCACCGGTAGTTACCTCTGTGGTTATGGCCGCATCGTTCGATTCTGTTGCAATCGCCTCGATAGTCATTTGTTACCTTCGCTTTCCGTCCAGTGGACGACTTCTCACGCATTGTCGGAGCATGAACCCGAGTTATGTTTACGGTGATTACGTTCACCGTTGACGACAAAAAAAGACCGGTTAGCAGTGTGGTGTTCACTGCCAACCGGCCCTAAATGGTGCGCGTGTTTGGCGCCGAAAAAAGATGTCTTAAAGGGTTAACTGCCTACTTCATTTCCGTTCTCCTGTTTTTGTATCCAACTTAATGGAAACTGAACACTTGACCGTTTTCAGGTCTGGCTTTAACTCAGATTCAATCGTAAGCCACAAGTTATGGGCTTGGCAAATGCTTTTTATTTGCTCGACAATATCAGCCGCAATGTCTTCAGTAATTGTCATGATATGATTTGCTCCCGGGTAGACCCGGTCAGTTCACGGATACTCCCGAGACACCTCGGAAGCATCCGCTCTTCGTTCTTCACGGTCATACAGGTGGAGAGCTTGATCATAGGATTCTCTCGTATTGACGTCGAAATCTCTCGTCGTCCACAACCTCAGCACTCAAGCCGTCTTCGGACAATACCACCCAGTCACTGGGGGATACCGTGCGGGGCCGTTCCGTAACTGGAGGTTTGAGACGCAAATATGTTCGACCCATTGGCCGGTCAATGAACTCCACCTCTCCCTCGGTAATAAATCTCCGAAACCAGTCTGGCAACCAGCATGTCGCCGGCTTGCCGTCCCATCGGAAAGCCTCAAAGACAGGCTTTTTCTTCGTGAACTTAGGCATAGGGCTTGCCCCTTCTCATACCCCGGCGCCCGGAGCCTTGGGGAATATGTTGTCGAAATTTTTCCGGTAACTTTTCCGTTCGTCATCCGTGATATGGCAAAAACAGTTCCAACGGTAATCACGGCCGTTCTTTAATTCACGCTGAGAGCGGAAACTCTTTTCTACCTTGGCGTCAAACGCCGCCTCTTGTGCCGCCGTATGGAGAGGCGCCCCAAAGTCACTGTCCATTGTTTCACCTCCCCAACAACGCAAACGGAAGGTGCCGACAGTGAAACCCCGCGGCATTGGCATGTCCACCGCCCCCGTGATTCTTGGCCACCCGGGAAACATCCACATCAGGCTTGTCGGAATACAGCGAAACAACCCAACCGCCGTTCCTCCAACCAAAAGCCAGCATCGCGTCATACCGGTCCTGATTCCAGACGGAATCAAACAGTTGGCTATTGGTCGCCATCTTGTTAATGGCAATGCAACGCATTCCGTCCAGTTCCACGGAGAAGGCCGCGGATCTTGCATACTTTCCGTTGTCCGTATTGATGTAATTCAGGATATGCCGGCCGGCGCAACAAATGTCCTCAATTCGATCTGCAATACGGTCCCGTATTCTGTCATCCAAACACAGGAGGGTTTCCCATAACGCTATGGTCTTCGGGTCGGCAGGGTCAGTATCCAAGGCCCTCATGCCATATTGGAAGTGAAGGACAGTGTCGTCTTCAAGATCAAATACGTCATACCGGCCCAATAGATAGACGGGAGCTGGGGTAAGCACCGGATCCGGGGAAAAATATTCCCAAACCAATTCACAAGCCGCTTTACCAATTTCACGAAGCCCCCCTATGTGCCGGCCGCATTTACTGTAATCATCCATGGCCGTCTTGTGATGGTCAATCCAAACCAAATGACCGCAGGTATCCGCCAATCGTACCATCCGGTCAAAGGGCTGTAGGCTCATATCCACCATGTAGACAATCTCATCGGGACCGATACAGTCCCAGTTAAACGGCCGGTTGTAATCAGTGCCGATCATTACACATTCCGGATACTTGGCGCGGATAATGGCCCCGGAGCAATGGCCGTCCAGGTCTGCACTATGGTAAAAACATTTCATTTTCCATGCCCCTGTCTGAATTTCGGTTTCAAATAGTAATGCCATTTCAGTTGAAGGTAATGAAGACATTCCTCCTGGATAGCCCTCCAGTCTTCATCCTTGATCGCTTGGGCCAGGTCCGCCACCACTTTCAGCACTTCCGGCCTTTCGTTAGCCACGAGCCTTCCTCCATTTGGCCCAAGCGTCCCATGCACAGGCCCCGGCGTAGACCACCAACCATCCCAGGCCGGCCAAAGCACCAAGTCCCAGGACAAAGGCCGGAGTTCCCCACATCGGTACGAATACCCACCACCATGACCAGTCAATCATCCCGAACAATTTGGCCGCGACGAATATCAATGTCAGCACGGGTAAAAATCCCATGGCCATACCCCCCTGTTTCACAACTATATGATTAGACATTTAAATCTCCTTGTCTTTGTTATTTTTTCGGGGTCTTTACCGGCTTCTTGTTCTCGGTCTTCTTCAACTGGGCTTGTTTCTCCTTGTCCTTCCTCTCAGTCTCAGCGCGGAAAGCGGTAACACCCACGTTGGCCTTGGCGGTATCAGCCTTGGCTTTTTCCGCTAACATCTTCGTCACGGCATTGGCCGCTTCGATCTTGGTCCGGGCCACGATCTCCGCTATTTCCGCCTCCAGCTTCTTGTTTTCAAGCAGCTTGCCCATCAAGTCAGCCTGGATCCCCTGCTCTGCATACTGGGCATCCTTCTGCGCCTGGGCCTGTTGAGCCTCAAGCATTTGAATGGTCCTCTGTTTGATCTCTTCCGGAGACATGTCCTCTTCAGTCGGGTCAATGCCCAATATCGGCTTGATCTTCGCCAATAACTGATCTTTGTTAGGCATGTCGGACAGTTCAAATGCCAAGTTCATCAGGTGCGGGATAACTTCCGGCGGGGACTTCTTAACCCATTCGATGATCATGTTCATGTTCTGTTCACGGACAGTGTCGGCTTTGGCCGCAACCACTACCGTCAGGTCAAAACGGCCCTGGGTGATATTGTTCTTAATCATGGTCCGGCCATCAGGTCCGGTCATCTGCTGATTAAGCATCACGAACCTTTCGGCCCCACTCACCCTGTCCGTTACCCGGAGAACCATTTCTTCCTTCCAGAAGTCCTGAATCCCGCTTACCGTCAATTCACCAAGCATCTGCATAGAACGGCGCAGGTTGCTAAACAACGTGGCCGTCATCAAGGACCCCTGTTCACGTCTAAGGTCTATGGCGGCGCCGGACACCGCATTGCTCTGAAGCCCCATGCGCTCATTATTCGACCCGGATATTTCCTGGATCTCCCGTTCGCTTTGTTCCATCAACTGAACCTGTGCCGGCGCCAAGTCCGCTTGCTCCACGATCTTCAAACCAGTCTGTAACTTCCCAGGCCGCACAATGACCAGGCCATCCAGTTTGTTGGCCTCTTCCCACAACTCCTGTAACCCGGTATCCGGATCGTCCACGACATCACTCTCAGCAAATACCCGGCGGGACTTGAGCAAGGCCAGGGCCATGGTCCGTCTCTTGTTCGTCTCTTCATCCTGTCCACGAATCTGACGGGGAACCCCGTAAGGCAGGTTGTATCTGTCGATGTATCCAACGAACGGAACAAACGGGAAGTTGTTGTGGCCATAAGGGGAATCAATATGCTGCAATTCCAAGTCGCCTACAAATGTCGCCACCCGGATCTTCTTCACAGTCGCGGCCACGATTTCATAAGCCTGTTGGACCATTTCAAGCTGATCCATAGCCGGCAGGTTGTCACTCAACTCCAGCACCCTGCCGTCACGGAAACGGCAGAACCAAGACTGTGTCCACTGCCCGTACCACATTTCTACTGGCCGGACTCGCTTGTTGGTCCCATCAACCCAGTCCGACCCAATCAGTGTTTGTCTGGACTCTTCAACAATATTGGCCAGGTCATCATCGGCATAGTCGAAGTGGTGATTGTCTCCATCCAGGTCTTGACAATGGTCATTCAATTCCTTGGCCTTTTTCGGAAACAACGCCTGGAGTTCATCTATCTGGACCCACTTCTCATGAAAAACATACCGGGACGTGTCCGGGTTTAGCCATGGCCCACCATACGGATCAAAGTGCATCTCCTTCCAGTCCCGGTAAGCAACCCTGATCTTTTCCCGTCGCGGATCCGGGTTGAGCCCAACAGACAAACACCCGAATCCCGGCACAATGGAATCAGCAAAGCCTTGACCAATCAGCCACTCACCCATGTTCTGATCCATGACATACTGAATACTCTCTGTCATGATCTGGCTGATCTCCCCGTCCTTCTGTGTCCGGGCCTTGGCTATGATATTGTTGCTGTTCATCGACTGTGTTCCGAGAATCAAATTCACCGAAGGGAACGTCCGGTTAATAGTCAACGGGTTCAAGCCGGCCGCTATCGCCTCTTCCCAATCCTCATCCGTCCATTGAGCCCGCCCACCGTCGTACATCTGAGCGTCGCGCCAACTTTCCGCCCGCCATTCCGCATCAGCTACACGGGCCTCATAAACCCATTGGCGCAATCTCGGCAAATCAGGTGTATTGATAAAATTATTCTTCGCCATGTTCCCTCCGGACTTTACATAAGCCCCCTTTCATTTCCCGCCGAAGACGGCGGTTGTAAGTGTTCTTCCAATATTTCCGGAGCCCGGTGCTCCAGTTGTAGCTATGGCGCCACTTGGTCAAAGCGTCGTATTCGCCGGCGCCTTTCAACGGAATCCTCATCTCTTCCTTCCCCATCCGTGGCCGGAAGACTTCTTCTTGCCCCGGTTAGGCCTGAACCCACCACCGCCCTTGTGGAACCTGTGAAGCAACGCAAACGTCTGGAACGCATCCGCCGGGTGAGAAGTCCAGTCATGAACTGGACGCAATGCAAACACCCCGTCCTTCTCGTTCCATTCCTTCCGGTATTGCTTGAGCCCCTCGACACCACGTTCACACTTGTCTTCATCAAACCAGCATTTGCCCAGGATCTGACGGCAAGCCTCGATCCCGTCCTCTTTCTTGGCCGGCTTCGGAGCTATGTCCGCCGAAAACCCCAGGTCATACAAGAAGTCCTGTGCACTTTTCCCAGTCTGAAGCTCACGCTTGGCCCCATCGTGAGGAAGATGAACCCGGCCAACCATGGCCCCATTGGAATTAACGAACTTGGTGATCTCGTTGGCGTAGTGAGCCAAAGGCTCTCCGCTGTTTTCGTAGTAATTGACAAAGTGAACCTCACGGCCCACGTTTTGGGTGAACCAAATAGAAGTCGAATCGTCCATCCCCAAGTCCCACCAGGTATCTACCGGGACACCACCCTCAATCGGCACACCGCAAACCCGGTTCTGAGTATCAGCAGCCTTCATCTGCTTGGAATAATAGGCGCCCGGGATAGAAGCCTCGAAACTGCAATAGAACTCCTGTTGGATCAGGTCATCATCCATCCCGTCCAACCGTTCTTGCTCTATATCTTCAGGGGTCAACACGCCGGTATCAGCAACGGTCAGCTTTTCGCAAAACCAGGTGGGGTTCTTTAGGGCCAGTTTATACAGCCGGAAAGCATGGTTCTTGCCGCGGGGCGTAAAGTTGAAAGCCGCCCATCCCCCGTTCTCACGGAGAATCGGCCGGACAAAGTCCCATCCGGTAGGATCCTGCAAGGAATACTCGGAGAAGATACAGCCCACCGGGTTAGTCCCGACGATACTGTCAATATTGTCAGAGCCCACCAACTGGAACAAAGACCCGTTGGTCAGCTTGATTTTCATCTCAGTACTGTTCGTGTTTTCCCGGATCTGCTCGGGAATATGAGACAGGAAAGGGAACCCGTCCTTCCCTATCCCGTCCCACACGATCTTTCTGGCCTGTTTCAACGTCGGCAGGAAATAGTAATAGGCGCCAACCCGCTTGGCCCAGGCCATGGTAATCAGAATGTTCAACAGCGTCTTGTCTTTCCCGGCCCGCCGGTGCCAGACAGTGGCCGCACGGCGAACGCCGTCCCTGACAATCGCGTTAAACAACGGCACTTGGTATGTCCTTGGGATAAACTCGTGAGGTATGGTGATATTTATCGGCTCAACTGCCATGTTTCGTTCGTCAAATTCCCTGTAAAACCTAAAAAATTAAAATAAAAAAAATAGAAGTTTCGCACTCACGGGACTAGTTACATAGTGGGGGGAGGCCGGCCCGGCCGTCGGTTGGTGCCCCCCATGGGGGTGGGGGGGGTCATGTGCAGAAAATGAAAGGGGGGGGTGACCTTGATCTCCATCGAACATGGCCAGAGCGCCACAGAATCAGGGCCAGGGAAAACCTCCACCACAACCGACCGGCATGGTAGAGCATGTGCGCTTTTAATATTTTGAATAGCGCAGTGTGACCTATGGCCTATGCCCTGCATTATTAATAATGCAGCACTGGCCACCCTCTTATGTATTATTAATGTAATGTTTACAATGGCTTGCATTATAATATACCCCAAAGTTTACATAACATAGGTTATCGGACATTTTTATCTATCTGCTTGTTTTCATTGGATATTGGCGTAATCGTGACTGCACTTCCGGCTTGACCGGACGGATCGAATGCCAAAATTGCTGTAATCGTGATGGGGACTTGAGGCGGTGTATCGGCCTTTTGTTCTCCGAATTGGAGCGGTATCATCTTGCCAAGTCTCCATCTAAGGGAATCCAGGAGCACCTTGGCCGTAGGCGGGTCCGTCCGCCGATTATCAAGATCATCCTCAACCTGGGCAATCTTTTCCAAGGCCATCCATGCTTGAGAAACCCGCGCGTGAATGTGGAGCTGTCTCGCTTCTTCGTGTCTCGTCACCATGCCCCAAAATGAGCCTTCCGAAATTCCCTCTTGTTGACATGCTTTCCTGACAAGCATCCCGGCCGCAATCCTTGAACAGATTTTTTCCACGTCAGTCATGGACAATTCGACATTGCCATCTTTATTGGCAACGATAATAGCGGTTGCTATTTCTTTGTCTTTATTTGTTGTTGATTGGCTGGGTTTGTCGGTCTTCACTGACTTGATTGGCTCGATTTTACTGGTATCTGTGGATGTCGTTTTCGTTTTGTCCATAGTGACAACAGTGTATCGCGTGGCGCGAATCGTTGCCAAGCGGATTATGTGTAATTATGCTTAATTAATGTCATGGTGTTTTAATAATGATTATTATAATTTATGTCGTTTCTTACGTTATGCTGCTTTTATTTGCTTCTATTTTCTTGACAATCGGAAGCTTGTCGGCGATACTGACACTGACACCAAGAAAATGCTCTTTCAAAACACAGCGGAAACCGAGTCAGAGGGACCGATAAAATCACCTTCGGGATAGCCGCAAACGCGAGAAACAACGCGGGAAATCTTGTTAGACGCCGGGTAATACCTTGCGCCAAGGGTAGTTAGGATAAACCTCCCAGTGAAAGACTGGGCTTAGTTAGGATTCTCCATTGGTTGGTGCCTGCGATAGTGACTGACAGGCCATACTGAGCTATTCCGGCCCATTGAACGATGGGTTTTCACCAGCATGACAAGGGACGGGAATGTCCGGAGTCTGCCGATAGGCAGATTGCGAAGATTTTTGACCCTCAACCAACCAACGGAAAGGAAAACGCACATGGGACTGATGAAAAACTCGTGGAAATTCCTCAGTGAGGACATTGATTTAGCGGAGTTTGTAGCCGGGCTAACCGAGGAACAACGGGCCGAAATCGAAGCAGACTGGGCCGATATTCAGGCAGAACGCGAAGAATTGGAAGAGCTGGCCAGGGAATTAGACGGTTTGGATTTAGGAGAAGAGGAATAACACCATGGAAACGACAATCAGGGAATTGGCCGAATTTGCCACACCGCAAGAGGCGACTTCTTGGTTTTACGGGGCTACCATTGATGATTGTCGAGCAATCAACCTTGGCCAAGGTAAAGGCAGTCCAAATTCTGCCATGCCGGTAATATTAGCGGAAATTGTATTCGGTATTCACAGCATAAAACCCGGAACAATTGATTTTGCTCTGCCAAACTATTGGTGGGGACCGATACTTGAGCAATCCAATGGTGTGCTCGGGGATAATCCTTTAAGACATTTTGTCTGGACATACGATTGCGAAGAATCCGAGGGGAAGCCGTATCCGTTGACGCTGGAAGCGGCGGAATTGCTTTGTAGCCTACAATAGGTAGAATCTTAGCTTTGATTATTTCCCGGGCCGATCTTCTCTATGGCCCGGGAAAACATGAGAGCTAACACTACCAGGTAAAAGGTCCGGACTGCTACTAACAGCCGGACCTTTAGCGTTTTGTCCTAACCCCCAACCAACCACGATTAGAAGAGAAAGGAAAAACACATGGCCGAAAATACCAGTCCTGCATCCTGGAATCAATGCAAAGTTTTAAAAAGTATTACCCATATTGAGATTGAACCCTGGCAGGAAACCGGAATCAACGTGTCCCAGGCAGGGGAGATAATCGCCTTGGGATTTAGATACTTCGGAATCAAGCAACAGAAGGACATACAGGTAAAACCCCTGTTCGAAGACGCGGTAAGAGTCTTCTTCCCGGATTTTGAAGCCCCGGCCAGAACGATATGGCTTGGCGGCGGAAGAAAAAAGAGCAATGGCGGCAATGGCCAGGAAAAGAAGGAAGAGCAGGAAAAACCCCGGTCCGATCAGGGCCAGGGGGACAAAGACCGGGAAGAACAGCAAACTCCCCCACCCCGTCAAGAGCAAAAACAAGAATCCGGGACTGGCCAAGAAGAGCATGACAGCGGTCGGGAAGAAGAAGAGCGGGAAGAAAAGGCCAAGAGGGACCGGGAAAAATTTGAACAGAAAATGCGGGAAGATGATGAAAAAGAGCAGGAACGGCGGCGGGAAGAGCAGGCCAGGCAGGATGAAAAAAACCGCCGGGAAGAAGAAGAGCACCAGGAAAAACAGGATGACTATGTTCCGCCTGAGATTTACCAAGAGTTTCTTGGTTTGGTCAAGATGGGGACGAATGTTCTTTTGACTGGCCCGGCGGGTTGTGGCAAGAGCTACATGACCGAAAGGGCGGCGGCGGATCTTGGTTTGGACTACACATGTATCTCTCTGGGCGGCGGCATGAGATATGCCCAGGTTATTGGAAGCAAAGAGATTGTGGACGGCAATACCTCTTGGCTCCCTGGCCCACTGATTCAGGCCATACAGCGCCCAGGATTGATTCTGCTTGACGAAATCTTTGGTTGCGACCCTGACGTCCTGTTGGGGTTGAACTCTGTTACGGAGCCTTCCAGTCGTCGCATAGTGACTCCAGGCGGAACTTTCCGGGTTGATCCTGGTGTTAGATTTGTGGCGGCGGCCAATACCACTGGCCGAACTGTTTCCAGGCAATACACCGGGGCGCAAAGGTCAGATGACAGCGTTCTCAGTCGATTCGGCATGACTTTGGTGATGGACTATGACCGGAAAGTCGAATTGTCCATACTCCGCAAGATGGGGCTTAATGGCAGTGGGGACAACTTGGTTGATTTAGTGGAAAAACTTCGGGACCGAGTTAAGATAAACAATATTCCCTTCGATCCTTGCACTCGAAGACTGATTGCGGCCGGCAGAGCGATTGCCGAGGCTGATTTCGCAGTTGGCCGTGCTTTTGAAATCGCCTTCCTGAATGTTCTCTCCCCTGCTGAAAGATCGAAAGTGGGGATGCAATGATAACAGCGCAAGAATACGTCAAGGATAAGCCGATTATCGCCTTCCTACATGCCTTAGACGTTTTGGATTATTGTTTGAAAGATAATCCCGATAATCCATCTGCCTACAAACATCCCAATGAACCGCAAGACAATGGTCGCCGAATCAGGATGAAGAAATTGTTGGAGCAAGAGCGGGAAATCAAAGACGTTGAATTTGGGGACTTGCAAGACAAGATCATGGCACCAAAACCGAAAACGACAATCGTCGATTCGGAAACAGGGGAAATAGACGTAGACCGGTATTTGGCAGGGGAGCGACTGTGTTTTGATGAACCGATCAAAATACCCCAAGATGTTTCAAGTATGTCCTTGGTGCTCGATATGGCCATATCGTGGCATGAGCGAGAGCTAACAGACATGATTGCCAGGCATCGTGAGACTTACAGACTTGCGCTCCATGCCGAAAACAACAGGATACCATGCCGGGTAATAGCTGCGGTCGGCCTTAAGATCGCAGAACGACAAGTGCCGATCAGGTTATATTTGGTCATAAAAGATTATGATGACCCTATTTTCCCTGGAATATGGGGGGCTTTTGAGACAAACGCGACAACCAATGATTTTCTGAACGTTATTTTAGATTACTTGGTCGGGACCAGGACAAAAGCCAATGGCCGTATTGTCAATATGACCGTAGACCAGGAAATTGACGACGATACCATCATAATCCTACATGGGGGCGGATGTGTCATAACAAATAAGGGACCGCAATAGCGGTTCCTTCACAGGAGAGGCCAGGGAGATAACCCCTGGCCTTTTTTGTGAGGGATTTTCCCCAACCAACCATGAAAAAAACCCGGAGGAAAAGGAACATGCCAAGTAATTGGGAAAGACTGGAAGGCGGTTGTGTAGCAGCGGTTTACCAGGGACGGAGATTCGTGGACCGGACCCCAGGCGCAGTCCTGGAAAGAATTCGAAACACTATTCAGGAAACTGTCAGGCTGGAACAAGCACGGCGCCGGGACCGGCGGGCAAAGAGAGGTTTCTGATGGACAGTCTATTCTCTGACGAGGGGCGGTTTATCTTGGCGGTATTCTGTATGGACTGGCACGGCGGCCAATGGAGCCGTGGTTATCGGATTCTATGCAGACTGAAGCCGCGGAACTTTTCGTCTGAATTGTGCCAGGAACTACGACAGACCAAACTTTATAAATATCTGGTCAAGAATTATGGGGGGACCGTATGAAAACTCAACAAGAACAAGTCAAGTCGGCAACCAGGGCATACATCATGCCGATAAACCGAACGAAAACCCGCTTCCAGGTTTATCTTTGTGACGGGATACATGCGTTGACAAATCTCTGGCCGAGTGACTCCCGCAGAACGAAACAGAGTAAAGAACTCTTGGCCTGTCAGATTTACAGCACCCACAAGGATTATCCGGCGTTTCATTTCTATTTCAGGGGAACCGGATACAGCAGAACGCGAGAAATACGGGAAGCCCTGTTGGAAATCAACTCAAACTTGGTGATTTACGAACTTCACCCCGGTCATAACCCTTCCTTGTAGCCCGCCAACCGGCGGCCGGGTCTTTGGCGAGGCCCGGCCCCTCCCCTCCCCTGGACTGAAAACGGGGAGATGAAGCAGCCCTGCGGACTGAATACTAAAAGGCGAAATTTTACTATGGTTATAACACCGAGATTAACTCCGAGTTTTCACCATACCCACACTGAAAGGCGGAAAAAATGAAGATTTATGATAACGACGGCGAAATTGTGGCCAAGGTGTATGAGGCCATGGCCAATGAACCCACACAGAATCTTGTCCAGGCTGTTGTCAAACGCGACTGGAAGGCCCTGGTAGGCCAACTGGATACTGAGGCTCTCATTGCCCTACACATTGAGGCTATTAGCAGACTGGGCAGCCTGTGCGACGCCAATAATAACAAACATTTGGCATGTCCGAATTGTGGCAATACGGGCAAAGAAACCGCACTGTATATCCGTGGAGAACTATTGCTCGAATACACTGACGGCGAGTTTACTTCTGCCCAAGACGCGGAAGACGACCTAAACTTTTATGCCGAAAACACCTGTTATTGTCCGGTTTGTGACTTTAGCGGGACCGTCTATGAATTTTTACCGAAGAAAGAGGAATAATCATGAGAACTTATAAGGATTTATTGGAACAAGCAATTGAATATCTTCAGGAAACACACCAAGACGAAATCCTGAATGAACATTACGGCGATGACCGGGCAACCTGTACCTACTGCCAACTGATAGACGATGCCAAGAAAGCTCTGGCCGTGGAACCCGATCCGCCAACGGTCATAATCGACATGGACGGTGGTCTGATCCAGTGGATTGGGGCCGACATGCCCATGAACATTATCGTTGTAGACATGGATATAGACGGTGTGGACGAAAACGAAGTAGAGATTCCCTTTTACGACACACCCGGCCACTTTGCTGGCGCTGTCTACCAATGGAACGATCACGAATGTATCCCTGACGAGTACAAGGCGCATGTGCTTCAAACCATAGCCGACAGCGAGAAAGAAGGTGAATCATGATTATCAACGAAGAAGAACGCTCTATATTGCGAAACGCATTAGAACACTTAAAAGAATTAGACGAAGAAAACCATAACTGGGACCATTCCGACGATGATGTCTGTCTCGTTTGTGGTGCCATAAAAGAAATGGACGAACTTTTGGACGCTTCGAGGGGTGAGTCATGACAAAAACGGAACTTGAGAAGGTCATAAACAGCGATCATTTTGACCGACTGAAAGTTGGACTTCTGTCTCCTGACCAAATACGAGTTTTACTTGACCAGATTGCCAAACACCCGGATTGCCCTACTGTGAAGATGTTGGTGTCACTGTGCAATGGTCAGGTTGAAGGAGTTGGAACTACCTTCCCGGTGGAAGTAGGTGTTGTGGACTATGATATAGACCCCAAGTGCGATAAGCCTGAAGACTTTGATCTACCAGTTTACGATGACGACAATGGCCATTGGATCGGCATTATCCGCGATTACGGTATGCACCCGGACCACAACGACGAAGACGCCCAAAAATACTGGGACATGATTGACGGCAAATAACACTAACGGGCCGGTTCCCGGCGGGGACCGGCCCAACAGGATGGTTTATGCCCATGCTTTACGACCCCCGCGATTTACTCCCAGGCCACGAACAATTTGAAAGATATTGGAGCCCGGTGGCCGGGAAAAATATGTGGCAATACGACTATCGTGACCCGAAGGGGCATCTTTATAGTTGTGTGGCTTTCAGCCTGGAGATATGCCTGGCCCGGCGGAAAAAATGGCAGGAACTTCTGAAGCAGAATGGGACACCTTGACCCCCACTGCTTTACAATGCTATACAACTGAAAGCACTATTCCCGAAGGAGGGGCTATGGCAAAAAAAGATTTTATTAGTATTTCCATGAGGTTCGACAAGGAAACGTATGTCAGGTTAAAAAAGATCGCTTTTCTTGAAGACCGGGCGGTGTCAAACCTCATGCACAAGTGGGCCTTGGAGAAGATTGAAGAGTATTGTGACCAGATGAAAGAGGGCTGTCCGCCGACTCCAGGCAAATAGCGGCTGCATTAATATTAATACTATACTCAAAGGCGGGTTCGTCCCGCCTTTTTTTATTGGAGGAACCATGTTTACAGACGTGGAAATCAACGCCTTTAGGGCCTGTATTGATGTGGCGGTAATTGTCTTGGACCGTGAGGCCGAGAATCCGGGGATTAGACAGCAGTGCCGAGTTCACTTGAAAAACCTATCCCAACGGCTCACCGAAACCTTGGAGTCCGTTGCAGTCTACCAGAAAAAACAGGAAAGGCCAGTGAACAATGGAGCGTAATGAATCGGACCAAGCCTACAAGGACGGTTACGACCAAGGCTTTCAACATGGTCTTGAAAAGGGCCGCACTGAAAAGCCGAAAAACCCGGTGGAACCCACCCCGGTTGATTCCGACGACTGCAACGATGACGGCGGTTCCAAGGCCCTTATAGACTATGACAACCAATTCAGGCATGATCCCGTGCAGGTGCAGGCTGAATGTGATTGTTGTAGGGAACCGACTGTGGTAGACATGTGTTGGTGGGAATACCATAACGAAAAAGTCAACGATGGTAAGCCCTATTGGAAATTAGACGAGTTGGATGAACTGAGCGTCAACGACCGCTGTTGCCCCAGTTGTCTTGATAAGCGGCTGAAAGCCGAGGAGCGAAACCGAGAATTACTCTCTGATTCGCCCCCCGCTTGGTTCGATCCGGCAAACGCCGGCGAAAGCTGGCACGAAAACGACTATTAAGTCGTTACTCTCTCAAAAAGTTCCTTATCAGGAACCCCGCCTACATATCGGGCGGGAAAGCAGTAATAGCTTTGGCTGACTCGCTTTCCCGCCCGATCCTCATTATCAAATATCATCTAAGTTGTTAGACGTGAGAGACTTATAGTCCTGGAATTGGCCGGTCATCACCGGTCGGATGAATCCGGGCATATTCCAGGAGAGCCAAACACCCCCATGCGGCATGGGCAAGATGATGGAGGCCGCTTTCCGGGTCCAGGTTTTCCCCCGCCCAAAAACTGCACAAATGCCGTTGCACCGCCGCCCACACCCTGGACCATTTCATGCCCTTTTCCCAGTTGCGGTCAGCGTATTTCCTGGCCCCGTAGTTGTAGACGGCCACGACTTCTTCCAGGGCGCGAATTGGGACCAGGTCAAACCGAAGTTTCCCGTCATCGTCTTTCCGGCCACCAGCAAATTCACCCGGCCCAATGGATTCAATGGGGATTTCCACCTGGTTGCCGTGCTTGTCAAAAGGAAGAACACCTAAGGCCAATGCCTTTTCCAGTAGGTGGATCGCCCGGGCATCGTGACAGGCAATGGACGCAATGCTGCTCGCCATGTCCTGCTTCATATTGTTTCGGTGCCAATCGTCTATAAGTCCCATCATCCTTGCCTCCGCATGTAATCTGCTATCCAAAGGGCATCTGCCCGGTTGTGATCCATTTCCCGTCTCAGCAACGTGGTTGACATTTCTGGCCACTGCCTACGGGCGGCAATCAGGGATTGTTTTTTCACATCCGGGCTGTCGGTCTTGAACAACACTCCCTTTTTCCACTGGTTCGGCTTTACAATTTTAAAGGGAATTTGCAGGGCGGCTAAAATCCCGATCCAGATACCCACGTTCCGACCGAAGATGTAGTGTCCGATTGAACCCCGCATCTTGGGGTTGACCGCGCCCAGTTCTTCCAGACCCACCGCAATATGTCCATCTCTGCCGTAAGTCTTCATCCATGCCCCGAGAATCCTGGCCATTTTCGACTCATCTTCAAAATCTTCCAAGTGTATGTTCTCGCCATTGGCATTGTTTAATGCCACGGCCCCGGTCTTACCAGGGTCTATCCCTATGTAATAGTTCACGTTATGCCTCTATATCCAGGTATTCAATTTTCAGGTTTTCAGGTTTCATCTGATCCTCTACCCGCTTGGACAGTTCGGCCACAATGTTTTCGGTTCCCTGCCCCATGATCTCAGCGGCTCTCCTTTTCAGCCAGGTCATAAACTTCGATGAATCAACCAGGCGCCGAAAGGCGGCATCCTTATTTTGTTCTCGGGACCGGCTTTCGGTCCCAGTGGCTTCGGCCCCGGATTCCGGGTGTTTTATCCGGCAACAATTCTGGTGTTTATTCCGGTGCTGGCCCCCGGCCCCGGAACCGGAATACCACTCAAGGACAAAGTCCTTTTTTGTGACGCTCAGAATTGGCTCTCGATCTTCCATACGGCTATGCCCTCTCTTTTTAAACCTGGCGACGAATTACCCGACTCAGCGCCGGAGTTTGGGGCTCAAAATTGGCTACCGTCCCCCCCATGCCCTGTCTCTCGGGATTGGTTCCCAGGCGATAGGGATGCAAGGGGCATCTTTGGTCATGACAATTCTTGACGGTGTCGGAGCTTTTACCGCAGCAGTGAAGACACTCGTTCCGAATGGCTTTGACAGACGGTCGGCCCTGGCCCTGGCGGAAGGGATGGAAAAGACACTGGGATTCTCCGTCAGTTATCCCCTCCCCTCCGCAATTTACGGTTTTCTCATCCCACCCCAGGCACTCGCGGCAAAAATAGACCACGGCCTTCTTGGGGGTCAGACTCACTTCCTCGATTCCGGTTCTGGTTCTGATTTCCCGAATCAGGCTCATAGTGTTCACTCTCCCCCCTGGGCGGCCTCGGCCTTGCCGGCCCAGGGGGGTAGGTCGGCTTGTACCGGTTTCAGTTCCGGTCGATATTTCAGGTGTGCGGTTTCGATTAGGTTGACAATCGCCGGGACAAAAGCATCGTTGTTGTAAAACAATACTTCTAATTTCGCTTTAATCTTTATCATATCACATGCCAATATCATTACCTTGCCCCGCCTTGTTTTTTGGAGATGTATTTTTTACGTGTCTCCATCCACTCATCCGTTTCAATTTGGACAGGATATTTGACGTACTCAAGACAAACCCATTTACTGGCCATATAACTTCGCACAAAACGCAATTTGAAACGTGCATCATGTATCTCTGCCAACTTGTCGTTGATCTCGGAAAACATCGTACTTAGTTTCCGGCCGATGGGGTCAATCCGAATGGTGACGATTTCGTCCGGCTGGTAGGTCCGGTTGACTGACGATCTTTTAATTGCCATAGACGTGTCCTCTCTCTGTGGTTGGTTGGGGGTTGGTAGTTGAGATAGTTGGTGGTAATAGATATATGTATGTGGGGAGACATACATATATATATATATATATTATATATATAGAAGGTTTTTGCCGGGAACGATAAGTAGTTGATATTGCGCCATAAAACGTTCCCGGCCGGAAAAACGTTCCCGGGAACGTTTTTTAAATAGTATTTGATATTATTGACAAATCCGGAAACGTTCCCGGGAACGTTTTGGGAATCCACTTTATAAGTAAACCACCAAATATTGGTTAACTTGCTGGTGTTGTTGGTTTTTTCAGCTTTGACTCCAAAAACGTTCCCAAAACGTTCCCGGCCTGATATTATTGACAATTTCGGAAACGTTCCCGGCCCGTTTTGGGCCTTTTTACTTTTCATGGTCAACATGTTTTTATGCCTTTTTTTCCTTTGCAGGGGAAACCGCGCCCCTTGGAATGGCATCATCGGAGCCAAGCCAGATCGGGCCAAAAGGCACGTCCAGCCACTTGGCAGTGTTACCCTTGAAGTAGCATTTACAAACCGCACCCTCATCTATAAGTTCCTTAACCATTTCTTGTAAGGTGTGTTTTCCTAGTGATTGCAGTTCGATTGAAAGGGTATGTTTAAGTTCATGTATACCGCTTAATCCTGACGTGGTAAATGGCTGGCCGTCCTCTGCTTTAGATGCAATATCGGCAGTTAACAGTTCCTTTAAAATATCCTTGGAAGTTCGCATGGCTTTTAGTTGTTCGTCTACAACTTCAAGTAAACCATTCTCTCTTCTCAGATATGTTTTTGGTTCCTTATCTGCCGGTCCATTGGCTTTGACAACCGCGCCTTTAAACACACAACCATAATGAAATACTATTTGGAGTTTTTTACATACATCCTTGGCATAATCGTTATCGACCGGCCAAAGCGAATAGGCCAACCGGACTCCATCAACCAGGGCCGTGGTCCCTCTAATCGCCGCCCGAGCCTGTTCAGGAGATTTGATCTTTTGGGCGGCGGTCCCGTTGCCCTTGGCCATGTGGTGACACGTCAGGGTAAAGGCCCCGGTTTCGGTGGCCAGAGAAGCCAACAAGCCGGTGGTAAAAGCTCCCACAGCCGGATCAGCGTTGATGTCGGCCGAGACAAACGAGGCCAGGGGGTCAATGACCACAAGTTTTAAATCAGGTATTTCGAGCAGTTGCCGTCTTAGCTCTATAAAATCGTTGGTAGCGGTGGGATTGTTGTTTTTGCCGCATTCAATCAGGGGGAAGGTTCCACCGGCATTGGGCAGTGGGACAACCATCAACCTGCCGTTGGTGGAGGACAGCTTGTTATACCGGTCTATGCCCTTGATTCGACGGTGGACTTCATCCAGGTCATCCTCAGCCGTCAGAATCACCGCAGAACCAAACTCTTTAACCAGGTTCCCGAAAGCCATTGGCGGGTTTATCAGAGAACAATCCGACCAATCAGCAGTTACTTTTAGGGCAAGATCAAGGGTGAGCATCCCCTTACCGGCGTCTCCCAGTGCCGCCAGTATGCCCACACTGGCCATAGGAAATGTCCGGTCCACGAGCCATTTGCGCACTGGGGGGTCGCCACGAAATAGTAGGTCGGCCTTCCAGTTGGTAAGTGTAATTCCGGGTGAAGTGGGAGCCGGCAGTGGTGGAGGAACGGGTGTAAATGGCACGGTGGGAGCCGGGTGTAACACAAAGGTCGTCACATCAAAGCCTTCGTCAATGGCGTCCGAGGCATCCCATTTCGGGGGCTTGTCAGGAGGAATAGCCAGCACTCGGATAGACTTGGCCGTGGATTTAATGTATTCGGCCACTCGGTAGGCATAAGCACGGCCGGCGTCATCGTTGTCCGGCCAAACTATAACGTCCTTCCCCTGGAGCGGGCTCCAATCGGTCTTTTCCACCGGCGCATTGGAACCGTTCATGGCGGTGGTAGCCGCAATGCCATATTGGGACAATGCCTTGGCGCATTTCTCGCCTTCTACCAGTACCACGGTTCCGGCGTTTTTGATGCCCGGTTGATTGTAAAGCGGTCGGGGATCCGGCGCCTGGTGTTTTTTGGTTGTTACATCCCATGGCCGGAACTCCTTATTGACAGTGCCGTCCTGCTGAATGTCGTCATATCTTGTTACCTGGGCAATGATGTTGCCCTCGGCGTCCCGGTATTGCCAGGTCGCCACCGGCAACCCTGGAGACATAGGAGGATCTTTCTTGGGCTTTTCTTGGGGGGTTAAATGATAGTCCGGGGTCTTGGTCGGTGTAGACCGGCCGCCACCGCCTAAATACTTTTCTATCTCATTTAATGCGGTCGGAAAATCGACACCGCTGTAGGCCTGCCAAAGGGCGATCATGTCACCGCCCTGGCCACTCTCGAAGTCCTTCCAGAGCCCTCTTTTGTCACCCTTGAGGCTGACCTTTAGGCTTTTACCCGGCGACCCATAAACATCGCCAATCTCGAACACTCCGTTGACGATCTTCCCGGCCGGGAAAAGGGATTGCAAGACTTCTTCGGCCCTCGCGTTAAGTTCGTTTTTAATGTTTTCCTTCCGCTGCTCACGGTCCGCATCGGACGGCCATTCCCGTTGGGCGGCGGCATGGGCAAAGCTGATAACATTGGGGGGTAAGGTACTGGCGTCATCGTCTTCTACATTTTGAGGTCCGGCCTTACTAAAATCCATTGACTAATCCCGAGCCGAGGCTCTTACAGGTTCCAGCAGGTATCGTGATAATCACAAAACTTACATTCAAAATGATCCGGTTCAGCGGCGATACGTGGTAGCAACTCATAGCGGTCACAGCACTGGAGAACCAACACGCCCTTGTCAGATAGTCTTTGAGCCAGGCCCCCATCAAATGGGACTTCTTCCGGATAAATTTCCATGGTATCGGCGTTGATTGCGGTGAAAATGCCCGGATTGTCCATCAGGTTCATGTATGCTTGATAAATAGACATTTGGCCGCGATATACCGGGTAGGCTTTGGCAAGTTTTTCCTTTTCGACCTTTTTCCAGCCTTTGGAGCCCAGGGCCTTACACTCCCACAAGGCCGGATATTTAAAAATGTCAGGTCCGCCCACCAACACGCCGTCCAGGTGGCCTGCAATGCGGCCCTTGGCCACTGCAAATCCGAACTGTTCTCCGTCTGGCCTGTGAGTCAGTAGCTTAAATCCGGCCAGGCGCAGCCACCTGGCCATCATGTCCTCAAACACATGGCCACGCTCAAATATCCGTAGAATCTTGCCCGAAAAATCCCGACCGGCGTCCTTTGGAGTGCGGGTGTATTCATACTGCAATGCCCTGGCGCAAGCATGGCCTAATCGGGATCCGCCCAGGTATGTCCTCGGCGGCTGTTTTCGGTTTTCATGTTCTATGGCTCGATCCAGCAGGAAGTTAAATCGTTCTCTGTTGTTTTTATGAGCAAAAGACATTCCCATTATTTGGCTCCGTACTTGGCGTAAAGACGTCTCAGGTCCGACTGTAAAGCTCCATTGAAGGCCCTTGGTCCGTTTGGTCCTTCAATGACATTTGCCAATAGATATTCCCGATATTGTTTGGCATTAACCTTTATCATCGGTTTTAACTGACATTCCTCATCGGGTAATTCGGTGGCTTTCAGCCAGGTAATAGTGCGTTCAATGTCAGGAGTCCAGACGCAGGCGCAGTTGATAGCGGTGCTGATTAAGGTTGTTACCTCTTCCCTGGAAAATTCTCGAAGTTTTTTATCCCATAGTTTGGCCTGGCCAATGATCAGACCAAACCGTGGTAAATCAATGGCGTGTTGGGAGATGTTCATCTGATATTTTCGTCACGTTCGCGGATCAGCTTGGCAAATCTGCGAACGGAATCACTCATGCGGTGATTGATAATCACACCGATTTCCTCAAAATAATCCCCAACTCTACATCGGCACAAATTGTTCACAAATTCTGCCCAGGTCAACGCTTGTGCCTTGGGAGGAATATCCAATGGTGCATTGGAAAAGTGACACCACCCGGGCACTTGCTTGTGTTCATGACATGATCTGCTACACTTAAAGTCAAGACAGATTACCCGGTCTTCTTCTCCTGTTAATTCACAAAACCGGCCATGGTATCTATATAATCTTTCAAGAGTCATATTGTTTCCTCTGTTCAGTATTTAAAATTTCTTACCCGCTCCACTACAAGTTCAATATCCGCCAGCGTTCCAACAGTTGGTCATACGTGGCATTTTCAATCCACTATTTCATCTCTTCAGGCTGCATATAAAACCCCTTCTATGGCCCGCCTGGCCCATTGAAACTGCATGTGGCAAGTTGCCTTGTATTTGGTCCAGTTGAATGACCGCGGGCCTACCTGGTACCCAAACTGAAGCAACCATTTTATTTGTTTATCCGATGGGGAATCCTTCAACCAGCGTCGCGTTTTGTGGGCCGAATCATCATCTTCGTTCGCCCTCAGAAAATCATCCGCAGCCGCTAAGGATTGAAGCCTTTCACCGACACTCAAGACGCGGAGTTTGGCCCCCTGTATTTTGCCCATGGCAAACCATTTTTGACCGTCTCTGGAACACACAAACACCGATGCGGTAAACCCACTGGCGGTCATGGCCCGACCGCTGCCGAATAAATCAACCCATTGGAAGGGTGACGATTGAAGAATATTCATTTCCACGAGTTCGGCGGATGTGATGATCTCCTTGTTGGCCACGGCCTCGATGATAAATTCGTAATCACAAAACGGACAAAACTTCACAGCCGCCGGAATAACCGCTTCACAGTTCGGACAGGTTTTGGTAGGCGCTTCGCCTTGCCCATCGGTTTCTACACCGTCCAAATTGACGGTGGTGTTAATGTCTCCATGGACGGCTAAACTAATTCCAAAATCCATTACAATGCAGTCGGTTTTGACCACACCGGGATACAGTTCCGGATCTACGGTACGGAGCCCGCGCCCGATCATTTGAATGAGCGTGGATTTGAACGAACACGGTCTGAGTAATACGATACAGCCAACGATTTGGCAGTCAAAACCCTCGGTCAGCACCGCTACATTAACCACCACCTGGGTTTCCCGGTTGTCAAGTCGATGTAATATCCCTTTTCGCGTTTCAGTCGGTGTTTCACCTGTAACCAATTCGGTTTTTATACCAGCATTAATAAATGTGTCGGTTACGTCTTGGGCGTGGGCTATGTTGCTGGCAAAAACGATTGTCTGTCGATCACCGGCCTTTTCCTTCCAATTCCGCACAACCTCTTCGTTAATGACAGACTTATTCATGATTTCGGAAACTTCTTCCATGTCATAGTCCATGGCTGTTTTCCGGACCTTGGCCAGTTCATCATTGAGCCCGAGATCCACGGCAAAGGCCCTGGGCGGAACCAGGTGGCCCGCTTCGATCAATTCTTTGAGGGTGATTTGGTCAGCGCAGTTGGAAAAAACAGACCGGATACCTTTCCGGTCCCCTCGATTCGGTGTAGCCGTAAATCCGGCGATCAGCGTATTATTATTAAGGTCAAGAATACGGTCCAATATTCGGCGGTAAGTATCGGCCGCTGAATGGTGGGCTTCGTCCACCAAAACCAAATCCATGGCCGGCATGGTGTCCAGGTTGCGTTCTCTGGATAACGTCTGAACCATGGCAAATACTGCATCTCCAAACCACTGTTTGGAATCGGCAGTGTAGAGTGATGGACGATGGTTAGGATTGATATTGCGAAACTTGGCCATGTTCTGAGCAATAAGTTCGTCTCTGTGCTGCAAGATCAGCGTTTTCGGCGCGTTGACCTCTTTGGCCACGGCAGACAGCATGATTGTTTTTCCGGCGCCTGTGGGCGCCACAACCAATGTATTGCCGTGGGTCTCCAAGGCCTTGACGGCCTTGGAAACAGCCACTTGTTGGCGGGGGCGGAGGATCATTAGAAGGGTAGATTCTCAGGTTGCGTCCAGGTCGGCACAGGCTCAGGCCCACCCACCGGAGCAACGGGCGGGGGCGTCCAGGACGGGGTTGTCGGTGGAACAACTGCCGGTGTTACGGGTGCAGCAATAGCGGGAGCGGCTGAATTCGGAACCGATCCGGCCGGCGGCGCCCATGTGGGTGTCGCGGTGGCTGCGGGTGTGTTAGTCGGGGCTGTGCTGCCTGCTGCTACCGGACCGGTGGCCTTGTAAATAGCGAACTCTTTCATGTCCAGGGTGATGACGGTTTTGATTTTATTTTTGTCGTCATAACCGTCTTTTCCCTTTTCGATACCGATTTTGGCCAGGAACTGTAGGCCCTGAAGTTCGGCCCAGTCGTTAACGACGCGTTTGGCGTCCGCGGCCGGCGAGGGATCTCGGGGGTCTATACCCCGGGCGCTTTCCAGGATTGCCCGTAAGGTGGCGTGTCCACCCTGGACCCATCCCCTCACGCCATCGGGAGCATCGTCTGTGGCATAGACGGGAAACATGGCAAAAACCTTGCGCTTGGCATACGGTCCTTCAACCACGGTCAGTTCAGTTTTCAGGTAGTACCCGGTTTTGGCGTCGGTAACGGTCCACCAGCCGCCCTCGCCTGTGCCGCCCGGGTCAATTTTCATGGACAATAAAGCAATGACTCCGTTTGGAATCAGATCGGATTTTTGTGGGCCTGCGCCCGCGAATGACATTCCCATAAAACTACTCCTGAATGGTTGGTTGGGGGTTAGGGGTTGATTCGGCCGGCGCCGCCGCCGGTAATGTGAATACGTTTTCAACTATCGGCCGTGGGCCGATGATTTTGTCCATCAAAGCGCCCAAGTGCGGACGTTCTAGCATGTCCAGTCGGGTGGAACGGTCCTTGGCGGGATAGCCCCAAGGGTTGACTTTGTGGCAAACAAACGCCCGGTACGGCTGGCCGTCGTCTGTTTTGAGTTGGACCATTGAAATGATCTCGTCAAAAATGCCGGGCAGTTCCAAGGCGGCCTTGGCTCCATCAATTTGGAGTGAATAGGTTGGCCGGTTAAAATCGTCGGGCTTTTCATCCAAGCCACCAACCAACCAAACATGCTTATTGGTGTGCTGAATTTCCGTGAACCAGTCGATCAGTTCTCGACCAAGTAATCCATACAGGCCCCGATTGTCGGGCTTGCCGCTTTTCTCGCTGAACGCCTTGGGCTGCCCACCGCACCATTGCAGGCATAACCGAGCAGCAACACTGATTGAATCCCAAAAATAGATACTGTATTTGTCCAGGAATTTCGGGTCAGTCTGTGAACAACAATAGTCATAATGTGCCTGCGAATATGGTTGGTCCGAACGTAAGGCCGGGTTGGGGCCACGAGTCAGGCAGGCGAGTTCTCTCGCCTGATCCCAGGTTTGGATATTAATTGAGTCTACCGGGAAGTCCTGGACCGCCAAATCGCCGGCTTCCAAGTTCAGAAACAGCGTCTTGGCCGGATCCAGTGTTTTGAGTAAGGTGGTCTTGCCAATCCCATGAGGGCCGGCGATAACGCCCTTGACATACCGGGTTTCGGCCATTCTCTCATCGGCGGTAATGATCCTAAATCCGGTCATGCGGTGGTTTCCGTCCTTTCAGTGAACTCGTATTTGGTTTTGCCAGGGTTGACAGTTCGGGCCGGTGCGAAATGCGCCTTGATGCTTTTCGGCCAGGCTTTATAGGCGGCTTCACTGATCTCGAATTTTCTCTTGAGATAGTCACGCGGGTCTTCGGCGCTGGCGGCGATGGTGTCCCAGGCCGTTTCAAGTGCCTCTTGGTCCCAGTCCACGTTTTTGCCCGTCACAGCCTTGACATCAAAACCTTCCATCTCAAAATGCACCGTTCCGGTGTCCTGTTTTTTTGCCAACATGGCCCGACGCCGGGTATCACCGACAATTTTTTCAATTTCGTCGTCGATTTCGGCAATGTTGTTTTTCGCTTCGGTCAACGCTTGGGCGTTGGCGGCTTTTCTCTCCAATAAGTATTTAAGGGTGTAGCTGGTCATTGGTTCTCCAAAACGTGCCGGGCCAGGTCTTCTACCCAATCGGCATCCGCCTTGGTCGTCTCGCCGGATTCAATCCGTTGCAAAACGTCCGGGAGTTGGAGTTTGAAGACTGCTTTTTCTTCAGGTGACATCATTTCTCCGTGGTTGGTTGGGGGTTTTAAGGGCAAATACTGCCGTTGGCGAGTTGCGTCTTATACCTTCCCCTGGTTAGAATGGGTTGCTGACAATCCGGCCGGCCAAGAACACAATCGCGGCCAGAACAATCAGGTTTACAGCCAGAGCTTTGATCCTGAACCGTGTGGACGGTTGGGCCTTGGTCAACAATCCGATGCGGCCCAATAGCTTCCAATTCAACTGAGTTTCCATAGGTTCCTTTCTGTGATGGAAATTGACATGTCAGGCTTGACCGTGTGGACTCTTCAAGAGGCATTTTCGATTGTGACTCTTCGGCCAAACACTTGTCGGCGAGACACATTATGTAGCCAGCCGTTACCATATTTACGCACCAACGCTTTTTTGAGGCTCAGGCCGGGGTTTGGCTTGTGCGGCGGCCGCAATGGCCGCCGCTATATCAACCGCGGTTCCCTCCAGCATTATTTCCTTCGGGATTCCCGTAGTTTGCTCGATATGCTTCGCTGTATCGTATGAACAGTGCCTCACGCCTTTACAAAGCTGATGGATGTATTGCGGCGTGAGCCCAGTTTTCCGGGCAATTTTAGATTTAGCTCCGTGTTTCATTTGAGGGCCACTTTAAGCAAATAGCTTCATATCGGTCAAGTTTTTTTTACTGATATCCAGCTTAGATGTTGCTTTTATTAAGCTGATAGCTTAATATCGATCCGTGGTAAATAATTGATATGCAGAGTGGTAATTATAGATATAAAAAGATTACGATTAGTTAGGCAAAAATAAACTGTGGGGTGAATAGACCATGACCGAAAGCCAACAACGTGATCCGTTTCAAGTTGCTCTCAATTATTTGTTAAACCAGATGTCTTACGGGGGACAAGGGGGGATCGCCGAAAAAGCCGGCATAGATCCGCAATATCTATCACAACTTAAAACTGGAGCGAGACGCGGAGCTGAACCCACACGCCGGGCTGTTGCCCTGGCGCTCGGGTATCAATATGAAGCGTTTCTCTCTGTTGGTCAGGCAATCATTGAGGGCAAAAAGCCTGATGATGGGGGGCAAGTTGTTTTGGAGTCTTACGTTCCTATCCGGGAATCAGCCGTTGGATTTATCCCTCAAGGCGGGGCTGAATTTGCAACTGGTCATGATGACTGCGAATATGCGTTCAGGTCGGATTGGCTACAGAAATACGGCGGACCCGAAAACAAAATATTGATCCGAGTCATTGGCGATGCCATGGACCCGACCCTTAAACCAGGTGACATGGTGCTTTGTGACAAAGGAGTCACGCATCTGATTGCCGGACAACTGTATCTTATTCGCTTGGGTGATACAGCGGTAATGCGCCGGGTTGATTTCTCACCCGACCGCGCCGGAATCGTTCTACGGTCTGACAATCCAAACAAACATATTTTTCCTGACATAACCATTCCGTTTGAGCCGCGAGACATGGCCAGTCCGCTTATTGGGCTCCTGGTTTGGGTAGGCCGGGAACTCGTGTCATCCGAATATTACAAGAGGAAATAGCTTGACTCCTGGTAGCGGACAGCTTATTTTTTAGACACCAGCGTTTTTTTGAGGTTCAGACCTTGAATATTAAGGAATGAACCTAATGGACCATCTTATAATCCTGTCTGTTGCCGAAGTCTCAGCTATCATGAAGAAAAGCCAAAAATGGGTTTACAACCATGCCGGGGAGCTTGGCGCTTCCAGGGTGGGTGGCTCTTGGATCTTCACACAGGAGGGTTTGATAGATGCCTTGGAAAGAGGGAAAAGGGTGGAGGGGTGCCTACCGGGATCCGGCAACCGGCAAGCAAATTCGGCGGATGTTCGACACAAAAAAAGAAGCCGTAAAATGGGAGCGGGACATGGCCACCGTGAAGTTGACCCCGATCCCGGTCGGCATGGACTTTAAGGAGTTCACTAATAAATACCTTGACTTCGTGGCCGTCAGATATATCCCAAAAACCTATAAGGAAAAGAAGCTGGAAGCCAAAATGTTGCTTGGCTTCATCGGCCAAGATGACATCCTCACCGAAAAGATTACCACTGAATTAATCTCTGATTATTTATTGTTCCGGGCCTCTGCCGTTTCTAACCATGCTTCCAATCGCAGTCGAAAAAACTTGCTGGCCCAATGGAATTGGGGTCAAAAGGTTTTGGACCTGCCCAGTAACCCAGTGGCCAGGCTTGGCCGGTTGCCTCATACCACGGCCAATCAATACACTCCACCGGAACACGACGTTTTAAAGGTGCTGGCCGCTACCACCGGGCAGGATCGCATTATAATAGAATTGTATTTACAGACCGCAGCCAGACGTGCCGAAATATTCAACCTGAAATGGGATGATGTTAACCTGGAAAGGCGTACTGTCACGCTCAAAACCCGGAAGTCAAGGGATGGATCCTGGAAGCCCCGCACAGTGGCTATCACTCAACGCATGGCCGATAGCCTAAAAAAAATATGGGACACCAGGAAATTCCCTGATGTCCCCAATGTTTTTGTCGATTTGCGTGAAGGACCGCATTATGGACAACCCTACAGTGTCCGGAGATTAATGCTTAAAATTCTTTGCAACAAGGTCAAAGTGAAGCCATTCGGTTTTCACGCACTGAGACGGTTCGTGGCCACCACCCTGAACGACAATCCCAAGATCAGGACCAAATTCATTCAGGAGCTTTTGGGGCACTCCAGCCAGTCCACCACGGAACGTTATCTGGCCAACATAGTGTCGGACGGACACGCCGGCGCTGAGATCATGGATGAGGTGATTTTGGGGCTCTCCAATATCACGTAA